GTCAACTCCCCCAACACAAAAATAAAAAATGTCAAGCCCACGCGCACGCAAATTACACCACGAAAAAAGTAAAAGTCAAGACTTGCGAAGTAATACAGAATGGATTAAAATATAATCAGAACGTAAATAGGAGATCCTAATATGGATAACGAAAATCTTAAAACGGTATCGCTAACCGGCGAAGAACGCGACGAAATCTGTTTCGCGCTTCGTCGCTGCTACTGCGACTATGACGATAACGCACCGGATAGCTGGAATCGTGGTATTAAGAAATATAACGATATGTTAGATAAAATAATCGAGAAAATTAAATGAAAACATTAGATGTTAGAGCTTGGGACGGAACCGGTTTTGTATATTTCGATCTTTACGCGGATTCTAGTATTGATTTTCACGAGTTTAACATAAGTATTGAGAATAATACAGAATTAGAGTTATGGTCTGGATTAGTAGATAAAAATAATGTAAAGATCTACGAAGGCGATATTATTAAAGAAGAAGTCGAAGAATACGGAACTTCTGAATATTTAGTTAAATTCGACGATACTTTTAAATGTTTTACTTTAAAATGTATACACGGAATCAATATACACGACGAACTATGGCAGATTAATAAAACTACTAAAGTAATAGGGAATATTCACGAAAGATATAATGTATGATTCAAGAATTTATCTTTACACTTCTGATATTATCAGGCTGTTGTATCTTACTTACAATTACCGGCGTAATACTGCTAACCGTTATAATAGCTATAGATAGTACGATAACTGAAATAAGGAGTAGAAAAAATGGCACGAAAAAAATCAATCGGCGGCCGAGCGCGAGGAATAACCGTAACGTCAAGGCTACTTCGAGAAGTAAAAAAGGCGAACGCGAATCTTCGAAATCTTGATCGCGCGCGTGAATACGGTACTTACGCCAGCCGGCGACTGCTCCGTAACGTCGTTAACTCTAAAAATATCCGCTACAGCCGTAAATCTAAAAATCGTATCCGCGTTAAAAATATGCTCGACTTAAAAACTCCGGAAAAACGGCTGATTCTAAAAGATCTAGAAAAGTTTAACAAGGCCAGCACGTCGTCAGCTATAGGCGTAGAAAAAACTAGATCCGAGATTCGTAAACAGGTAGCCTTTAACCTTGGCAAGAATAAGGGAATGAAAATCGACGACGCCGACGTAGAAAAATTCTTCGAACTGGTTTATGACGAAGATTTCCGATATTTTGCCGATAAAATCGAAGATAGCGAAGCGTTTATTATTCTTAAGGAAGTCGAAAATCGTAACGGCGGTAAATTTGAATTAGGTAAACTATTACAAAAGCATATGACGTTAAATTCTGAAGAAGCACGAAATGCGGCGAAGAATTTATACGAAAAATACGTAAAAGACTAATATTATGTATCACTGGACGGAATATTACGGCCACGAGTTCGACGTAATAGGAAATCTGGATAATACTATATACACCTTCGATATAGAATCAACATCATATCTTGATTTATACGGCCAGCAGGTTAACGCTTGCGACTATTTATCGTTGTCCGAAGCTGACCGCGAAGCGGCGATTCCGAAGGGATTAATGTATATCTGGCAGTTTTCTATTAACGATAACGTTTACTACGGCCGGACGTGGGAAGAATTTAGAAAATTCTTAGAACGTCTAGAAGAAAATTCAGATTTTAAGAAAATAGTTTTTGTCCATAACTTATCGTTCGAATTTCAATTCTTACGAACGGTATTTTCGATTAAAAAAGTACTATCTAGAAAGTCGCGTAAGGTAATGTCGGCCGAGCTTAACGATTTTAATATCACGTTTCGCTGTACTTATTATATGTCGAACTGCGCGCTGGCAAAGCTTCCGGACGTGTTTAATTTACCTGTCGAAAAGCAAGTCGGAGATCTAGATTACGATAAAATCCGTACTCCTAAAACGCCGCTTACAGATAAAGAAATGAAATACTGTGAATACGACTGTTTAGTAGTTTATGAATATATTAAAGTCGAGCTTCAGACGTATAAAACAGTTAATAAAATTCCAATGACAGCGACCGGTAAAGTCCGTAAAGAATTACAGGCCATTACGCTAAAAGATCCGAAATGGCGTCGAAAAATTGGAGCGTGTATTAATATAAAGCCGTCCGTATATAATATGTTAATTGAAGCGTTCGCAGGCGGTTATACTCACGCTAATTATATTTATACTGACGAAGTATTAAAGAACGTCGATTCGTACGACGAAACTTCAGCTTATCCGTACGTATTAGTAACGTATCGATTTCCAATGGGAAGATTTAAGGACTGTAATATTACGCGCCGCGAAGATATGATCGATAAATTCGCGTATTTACTTCGCGTAAAATTTACAAATATAAAAAGTAAATATTACAACAATTTTATAAGCGCGTCGAAATGTTTAAATTTTTCTGGCGCGACGCTGGATAACGGCCGTATAAAATCGGCCAGAGAAATTATTATAACGCTTACGGACGTAGATTTTAAATTTATTCTCGATACTTACGAAGTAGAATCTTACGAAATACTAGAATCATATTTTACGAAATACGAATATTTACCGAAGAAGTTTATTAAATTCGTACTCCAGAAATATATTAATAAAACGCAGTATAAGGACGTCGAAGGTAAAGAAGTGGAATACGCGCTCGAAAAAGGTAAATTTAACTCGATTTACGGTATGACAGTAACGAATATGATTCGCGACGAAGTAGACTACGACGATATTAAAGGCTGGAATGAAACGCCGCTAACGAATACAGATATTTTCGATAAGCTAGTCGAAGAAAAGAATAAGGGATTTTTGAGCTTCGCGTGGGGTGTCTGGGTAACAGCTTACGCGCGCGATAATCTATTACGTCGAGTTATCGAGCTAGATAAATACGTCGTATACTGCGATACAGATTCGATAAAACTAGTACAGGGATACGATCACCGTATATTTACAGATTATAACGAATCCGTAATTAAGCGGATTAAAAATACCTGCGAATTACTAGATATTCCGTTCGACAGTTACGCGCCGAAAGATTCGAAGGGAATTCCTCATTTACTAGGTATTTTCGAGAATGAAACTGGTAAAGGCCGCGAAGTAACTTACGATAAATTTATAACTCAAGGCGCTAAAAAATACGCGGTAGAAATCAACGGCGAAATTAAAATTACCGTTTCCGGCGTTCCGAAGAAAAACGGCTCGAAATGTATTAAAAGAATCGAAGAATTCCGCGACGACTTAGTATTCGACGCAGATATTACTAATAAGAAAAACGTAATGTATAACGACGATCAAGCGCCATTTGACTTAGTAGACTATTTAGGATTAAAATATAGAGTGAAAGATAAAAGCGCCTGCTGTTTACTGCCGGCGACGTACACTTTAGGGAAATCCTTAGAGTACGCAGATTTATTAACAGATAACTCAAGCGAGCGAGCAAAGTTTAGAGAAAATGTCTAAAGAAAAAGATTTAGAATTTATTAAGAAATATTCGAAGATTAGTATTACTGCTATTTGTAAGAAAATCGGAGCGAATCGCGGTAACGTTTGGAGTGGCCGAGCGTCTGCTGAAACGATCCGTAAAGTTCGCGAAGCTATTGCTGCGGAGCTTGATTTAATCAATGGCGAATAAGAAAATAACGCACTATAATTTAGATAATATCGACGCCGAAAAAGCGACGATTAATCTAATTTATGGCGAGCGTTCTAACGGTAAATCTTATCAAGTAAAACATAAGAAGGGCGTTTTAAAGTATTGGAATACCGGTAAACGTTTTATTCTTATGCGACGCTGGAAGGAAGAAATTTCGGCCGAGAAAATCGAGCAGTATTTCGCTGACGTAAACGTCGAAGAAATAACCGAAGGCGCGTATAACTGTATTACTATGTATAAAAAGCAGTTATGGTTGTCTAACTATAATCCAGAGGACGGAAAAACGAAACGCGGCGAGAAAATCGGATACGTAGTAGCATTATCGACAGAACAGAATTATGCTGGCGCGTCGTATCTTGACGTAGAAGATATTATTTTCGAAGAATTTATGTCGCGTTCGGAGTACCTCGCCAATGAATCCACCAAGCTTATGAATTTCTACGTTACGGCGGATCGCAAGCGCAAGGTGGTACGTTTATGGCTAGTCGGTAATACTATTTCGCGCGTTTGTCCGTATATTACTGACTGGGAGCTTCGCGATATTGTAACGCGACAAGAACAGGGAACTATTGAAAAAACTAAACTCTGGACTGGCGATTTCGACGAAAATACCGGCGAGCCTGTAATGGTAGATTTAGCTATAGAATATTGTAAATCGACTGGCCGTTCGTCGTTCGCTGTTGGTAAACACGCCGAAATGCTTAATAAAGGCTCGTGGCAGTCTGACCCTCAGCCGCATTTACCGAAATCGAAAAAGGCGTACGATTGTAAGCTTCGAATCGCCTTCGTTTACGACGATTTAAAATATCTGGCCGAATATCTAGTCGACCGAGAAACTAACGAAATAGCGTGGTTTATTTATCCATATAAAGGTAAAATCGACGATAAAACTATAGTAATATCAAATCACGTTAAAATATCGCGTTACTGGCAGCGAAATATTTACGACACTAACTTCAAAAACGAAAAGCTTAACCGTCTATTATATAATACATTTAGAGAGTCGAATATATTTTATTCGTCTGATTTAGACGGAACAGATTTTAAACAGGCGATCGACTTTACTATTAAAAGATAAGGAGTAATTATTATGGCTAGAACTAGTCAAGTAATACTAGCGAAGGGAATTCGGCTAGATCGTCAGCACAAAAACGTACTGAATTATAGCGAATCGGATATGCTTTCGCTAGTTAATGGTAATACGCATAAAGTTACTAGCGTATCGACCTGTAGCTTCCTTCGTAATCAGAACGCGATAGAAGTACAGATTCCGTACGGAACAGCGCTACAGGCTAACTATATGGCCTTTCAGAATCCGAGCTACTCTAATAAGTGGTTTTTCGCATTTATCGACGAAGTAGAATATCGTAGTAATTCTAATACTATAATTCGATATACAGTCGACGATCACGCTACGTGGTTTGATAACTGGAGCTTAACTAAGAGCTTCGTTATTCGCGAACACGCTAATACTGACGTCGCAGGCGATAACCTAATTCCGGAAAATTTCGAACTAGGCGAATATGTTATTAACGGCGCGCGCTTGCCGCTTAACTCTATTCTTCTTCGTAATCACGTCTGGTACTGTATGATTTCGAGTTATTCTCCAGCCGGCGTTCAATGGATAGGCGTTAACGCTGGTGGTATCGCTTTAGGTGGTGGCCTGTTCGTATTTAAACAATGGCAGAATTTGGCTAACGCTTTAACTAAAATGGCGCAGGATTCGCATTTGGACGCTGTTTCGCAAGTTTACTGTTTATCACCGGACTTTTTCGATCCGAACGATTTGGAGTTTAAAAACGATATTTATCCGACCGGTGCAGAAGATCCTGACGCGTGGACATATTATGTTTTTACTGGGCGCGATCAGCCATTCTTTAAAGAAAATTCGGATAATTCGTGGGCGCGTCCAGCTTCGCTTAACGGCTATACGCCAGTTAATCAAAAGCTACTTACGGCGCCGTTTATGTCGTTTATCCTTACGAATAATTCAGGAAGCGTTAACAGCTACGCTTACGAATATTTTAGCGACGTTACGAATATTCAATTCCGTACAGCCGCTACTCCAACAGTCGGCGGATCTAGCTTCATTTATCCGCTAAATTATAAAGGAATCGGAGCTAATAAAAACGAAGGTTTAGTCGGCGGTAAATTCCCTACTTGTAGCTGGAGTGGCGACGCCTTTACTAACTGGCTAACTTCGAACGCTGTCAATATCGGTATTGGCGTTATTTCTGACGGTATCGGACTAGTTAAATCAATTACAGGCGGAGCGGCTCAATACGAAGGTGCTAGCGGTAAAAATATATCTTCGCAAGCGGCTGGCGCTGTAAATAACGTAGTAGGCAGTGTCGTAGATACTGGACTTAGTATCGCTAACCGTATGGCCGAAATTTACCAGCATTCGCTAGTAGCTCGAACTGTACAGGGTAATACGAACTGCGGCGACGTAATGTCCGGATTTAGCGAGAATAATAATATTCTGTATCATTTGTCTATTACAGCTCAATTCGCGGAGCGTATCGATCAGTACTTTACGCGCTTCGGCTACGCGACGAATAAGCTAAAGCTTCCGAATCTTACCGGCCGCGCGTACTGGAATTACGTACAGATCGCTGCGGGCGAATGTATTGGCTATCCGAAGAATACTGGAATATCTGCGCCGTCTGACGCTATGGATAGAATTAATAACGATTACCGATCCGGCGTTACCGTCTGGCATAATCACGAAAATATCGGTAATTACGATTTAGCTAATACGATAGTATCTTGACGCGGAAAAAAAAACGGTTACACTAGAAGTGTCTTAATCAATTTCTGTAGCTGGAACAGCAGAAATACAGCAGAGATAAAAATAATCCCCAGTTAAGGGGATTATTTTATCAATCTAGAAGTCGTAAGTACCTTCAGGTACTGGCGTTGTCTGCAAGTCGCACCATACACCGTTAACTTTAACTACAACCTTGTGACGTACCGAATCGTACCACATAGCACCATTTTCAGCGTTTTTAAGCTGAATGTACTTGCAGCATTTAGCGTTATTGGCAGTCGTAGCAGCTTGATCTGCTTCGTAAGCAGTGTCAGCTTCTTCGTAGTTATCATAAGTACGGATCAAATCAGTATTCTGATTGATTCGTGCTAGTTGAATTACTGAGTGTGCATTAATAACACCATCAGCGATCATCTCATCACGACTAAAGTCGAAGGAGTGATTACGAACATCAGAACCAAATTTAAAGAATCCGTAAGCACTATTTTTATGACTTGCACCCGTATAATAGTACAAATCCGCTTCTTTCCTACCATATTCTTGGTGTTTGTCCGTTAGCATAGTAATACGGTTGTAATTCGTATTATCGTAGCATTCCAAAGCGTGTAAACCCCAACGGTTACGGTAGTTATTAGGTTCACCAAGCGCCGAGCCTTTCATTGTAATAATAGTACCGTAATTCACTAATTGTTGTTTGTTAATAGTAGGTACTGGCGCGTTTGCAGTATCCATACCGAACGCCAATCTTGCATCATATAAACTCCATATAGCATTCGCACTATTAGCAGAGTTAGTAATTGTAATGCCAGATGCTACTGCTTGAATATAACTTAGTAATGTTGAATCTTCTTTGAAGTTGAATTTAACATTTTCATATGCTACGAGTGGATTTATATCGCTTAGATCAATATTTCTTGCATATAGCTTATAATGGTAATTCTTTGGAAGATTTAGAATGTTAAGCGAAGTCCAGTAAGTCGGTGAAGTTTTAACACCACCGTCACCATCTTTAAGATAGCCAAGTGCTTGGTAGTTTTCATTCCATACATAGATACCAAACTCTACACCGTTATCTGAAGTGATAGCATCAAAATACCTCAAGTCGGTATAAAGATTAGTAATCATACGAGCAGAGTTAGAGACATAATTACCGTTGGCAGCAAAGATACCGTTAGCCCAGTTTTCTTCTGTAATATAATCTTGTTGCAAAGATTTACCGTAATATACAGAGTTTTTAAGCTTTTCTAGCGTAACGATTAAATTACCAGCATCTGTTAAGAGAATGTCAGAGTTATCATTCTTCCTTAACATGATTTTGAAATGATCAGCAGTTGGATACAAATCTACCATATCAGCGAATGTTAGTTCGCTTACCCAGTTAGGAGTACTTAAAGTTCCATTTGTGAAGTAACCCAAGAATGTGCCATCTTCAGCATAGACACCTGCACTAATAGAATAACCAGCATTAGCACTAATTCTATCAACTTTATCGAAACGATAGAAGTTAATAGTAGTTAATCTAGTAGTAGAATCGACAGGAGTTCCGCTACCGTTAATTACTTTTCGTTCAACATTTGGTGTAAATCTAAATTCATCTTCGCCCAAATCTACGCCGATCCAGTTAAGAGTATTTAGAATCTCAGTAGTAACAGTATTAAGCGCGTTCTGGTAAGTTCCTAAATCCGTGGCAGTTTCACCATTTTTAGTCCATGCATAAATATGACCGTCTGATGTTACAACATAAACACCGGTAGCAGGATTTGCGGCAATCAATGCTGCGACAGTCGCATAAGCGCCTTTAGGATTTAAATCTCCGAGATTAGACAACAATTCGTCGATATTATTAACATATTGCTTAATATCATCAATCTGCTCATCAATATATGGCTTCATATAATTATTCAAGAGCGATCCAAGAGTACCGTCTTGCGCCATAATATCAAGTTTATTGTTGATTTCTTCTTGGACATTCAAATCTTCGAAATAGTTATCGATATGAGATTTAAGATCAATAAAAGCGTTATTTAAAGCTTCGACATTTGCTTGTACTTCATTCTGCGAAGAAATAACGTTATTAAGATATTCGACTATTTTACATAGAAGGCCGTAATTCGTCAGCGCGTCGAAGTCCGCTTCGATAAACGGGAAGTTCTGAAGAACGCACCGTTTAAAAGGCGTAAGGCGTTTATAATTTGGCATACCTTTATTCTCCTTATTAGTTATAAATATTATAGAATAAGCGATTTAAATCGTCGAATATCATAGTATAAATCGACGTGCGAGCTTCGATAAATTCGCGATAAATCGCCATTTTATCTGCTGGAGTTCGCGTAATTGATTCGCTTAAACTTCCTGTACTTTCGGAATCATTCGAGCCGCTGGCGCTAGTCGTACTGGAGTCAGTTCCGGACGTGGTAGAAGTTCCGGAAGTCGTACCGTTATTCTGATTATAGTTATACTGACTTACGTAATTACCGTCGCGAACGTCTGATAACTGATTCTGCGGCGTGTCGCTCGCTCGTAAATCAGCCGTATTCGAGTTAGTACCGGATTCTGTAGTAGTCGAGCCAGTCGTACCGCTAGTAGTTTCAGTCGAGCTATTAGAAGCTTCCGTCGTACTACTGGTAGACTGCGTACGCGTAATCGTTTCGCCGTCGTTAAATAGATTCCAACCGTTAAGCGCGTCGAACAGCTTATTATATGTCGGCATAATTTCGTTAAGCCTGACGTTAAGCTGAATCTTAAACGCTGTAACTGTATCGTAACCGATACGGCGCATAAGGAATTTATTTAGAATCATAGTTTCGAAATCTTCCTTCGAAATATGAGTCGTTAGCGGATAATCGAAATCGAAGAATACGGCGCGGCCAGTTTTAGCCAGATTCGTAATCTTAACTTTTTCGCTTTCTTCTTTACCGAAATTAACGTACGAATTTAGAATCGAATATACTGTAGGCGGCTCTGGATAGTCGTTCCGGAGTTTAAATAAGTCCGGAATCATTGGCGGAAATGGTGGATAAAACATTGGATACATTTTCACTTTCCCCTTTCATATCCGGTACGCCGTCGTAATACTTGACGGAAATATTCGTTCCGAATTTTTCGTTAATTTGATCGATAGCATTTTTACGCGGCTGGAAACGTGAGTAACGCGACGCGATCGTACCGCCCTGACTGGCGATCATTTCGTCCTGAATAACGCGCTCGCGTTTCTGCTCTTGTAAATTAGCGATTCCGATAAGTCTAAAGAACTCCGCCCAGAGCTTATCCAAGTGTAAGTCGATTTTATCCGTAACATAAGGCGCTGGATCGAGTACACATTCGAGTTCGTCGATTTCGACAGATTCTTGCGCGACGACTGTTTCGGCGTTAGCGTCGATATTATTTAGCAGTCCGCGGATCGTATTAAGCGAATCGTCGTTCGCCTTCCATACGCGCGGCGTTTTCTGCTGAGTAACGTTAATATCTTGAGTTCTTACGCATAGCGCGATACGTTCGGCCATTTGCGCTATATCTAAATACAACGGATAGCGGCCGTTATTATCGTACATAATAACGAATTCGCCGCGATTTAAAATTCGGTGGTAATTGTTATTATTTGCGAATACCTCAATTTTTACAGGGCGTCCGTAAACGTCCAAAGTACCAATATTTCGATATGGTAATGCTATAACGCCTAATTCTTCGTCTTTCGAAAATGCTACACTACCGCGACGTAGAAGCTTTTTATTAATATACGCCACGTCGATAAATTTCGGTAGATTTTCGAACTCGAATACGTTTTCGGCAAGCGTTAGCATTTGCCGAAAATACGATCTGTACGTCTTGAAGTTACTAAGCTGAGAATTAATTATCTTAGTTTTCATTTGTACCTTTAATTATCTTTAAATAAGGCGGCCGTTTCTGGCGACCGCCTGTCTTTATGCTACTCTATTAGCGTTTATTGTTATTGGCGGCTTGAGTAGAAGCGGCTGCTGGAGTAGAAATAGTAGCCGTACCGGTAACTGTCGAATCGTAAACGGACGTAGCAGTAACCGTAAACGAAGCTTCAGCTGGAGTTGTAGAAGCGATCGTAAGAACGCCGTTCTTATCGATAGTAGCTGCAGCACCTTCCGTAGAAGTTGCTACACTCCAAGTAACAGCCTTGTTAGCGAAGCCAGCTGTTACGACGGCTGCTGACATCTGAATAGTCATACCGGCCGGAATCGTAGCAGTAGCTGGACTGACAGTAACGCTAGACACTGCTGGAGCGACGTCCTTCGTGAATACCACGCCTTGCTTAAATGGCGAAGTCGAGAGAGCCTTCCAGACGTGGAGCCAGTGATTATTACGTAGCGATTCGCCGTTGAAGAATTCAGTAGCGCGCGTACCGTCAGCGCCTTCAGTGTTAAAGGCGTAGTTATAGTTCTGGAACCATTCACGATCGATAATAACGCCGGCGACGTTAGCCAAGGCGGCAAGTTCAGCACTAGTAAACGGAACGTACTGGCTTCCGAGAACTTCAGTCAAACGTGCGGTATCGTGATTATTAAAGCCGTCGATAAGAGCCAAGCGAGTCTTAAATTCGGCGTCATTACGGAAGAAGCTCGTAGCGAGAACTTCGGTAGAAATCTCGGCTTCGGCGAAGGTATCGAGAATCATAATCTGATCTTCGAATGGAGTAGCAATACGAAGGCCAGCTGGATTATAGTTCGGACTGCGGAAAGTCATTTTGTTAGAAACGTCTTTCATGGCAGTAACGCGCTGACGTGGCGTCAAGCTAGCATAACCGTCAATTTCGATAGGTGTAACGGTACCGTCGAGAATACGGCGGCAGAGCATATATTTGTTAACAATATACTTATCGTACTTATAGCCTTCGCGCAAGCTTCCGATAATCTGTTCGATCAAGTCGAACAAACCACCTTCGCGTGTAAAGGCCATAGCCATTTGATCGTCAGAAGTCGTAGTTTTGTAGAACTTCTGGAAGTTTAGCTGGTGATAGTAGCTAAGAACGTTAGGAACGACATTCTCTAGGAAGTGAATAGCACTATTACAGTACGTATTGTAGTCGTAAACGTCCGCAATATCGACGGCTACTTCTTCGATAGTCTGACCCCAGTTAAGGGTACCGCGTTCGGTAAAGGTTTCCCAAGGATCTTCCCAGTAGTTACGATCGATAACAGTTAGGCCGATTTTGTTAACCATATTAATAAAAGCGTTTTTGTAGCGCTCTGTCGACATAATAATTTTGCCGATAGGAGCGATAGACTGGCCTTGAACTGGCAAGTCGAGTTCGCCAAGCGTTGGATCCTCATTAATCATATAGGAGAGGAGTTCCGCATTGCTCTTAGCGCCGAGTACTTTCTGAATACCCATAATTAAATCTCCTTAATATCAATTACTTCTTTTTCTTCTGGCTCGTCGATTTCTTCTTCGACATCTTCAGAAGCTTTTTCTTCACCGCCCAAGAAACGATCGATATAACGCTTTTTAAGCATTTCGTTATCGCCCTTTAGACGTTCGATTTCAGCTTCGAGTTCGGCTTCTTTCTCGCTTTTCTCGTCGCTTTCGGCTACTTCGAGAGTATCGGAAATATCTTCTAGAAACTCGATTTTGGCTTCGTCGTCGCCGTCGAATTTAGACTGATATTTTTCGATAAATTCTTCTTTCGTTAGCTTCATATTTCGAATTCTCCTTTCTAACATAATTTTAACATAAATGCAATGAATAACATATTAATATTATCTTCCGTTACGGAATTTACGCACGTAAAGTACCCAAGGAAATTTCCCTCTTTTAACAATTGGAGTTGGCGGAGTTGGTGGAGTTGATCCCCAACCGTCGTAACGAAATACACCTAAAAACGCGGCACCTAAGAAACTTCGCATAATATTAAATGGTGAACCGTGTGCTGGATCGCCTGCTCCCTGATTTTGACCAAGAATATTAATATAATCAGTTCCGTTATAATCTTCGTCGGCGAATCCAATATGGCCAGTAGAGCCGTACCAGCCAGAATACTGATTAAGTACGATAATATCGCCCTGTTTAATATCCTGTACGTTAGTTACTTCGGAAAAATGACCGCTACCGTTAACGGCTCTAGCTGGAGCGTATAACCAGCAAGTTTTAACACCGCTACTTAAACTTGTATCGAAATTAAACGCTGTGTATAAATGCTGGCCAATATCCGGCTGTTGGTATAGAAGTTCTACGCCGTCCCAACACTGATAGCCGTAATAGCCGTCCATATCATAACCATGACCAAGTACAGCATTTTTAAATTCGGCATAAGTAGAATGAGGAACTGTAACCGCCATTAATAATTAAATCCGTATTTCTTTAATTCGGCATAAGTAATCGGCCCGACGCAGCCGTCGATTTGTAGATTCGTTCTGCACTGGAATTCTCGAATCCATTTATCCGTCATATTACCGAAATAATTTCCGCGTAATTTAGCCAATTCTTCTTTAGATCCGTACGCTGGAAATGTTATATATAAAAATTCGTCGAGCTTCGCGATTCGCGTATCTTGATCGCCCTTACGCCAGTAACCGCGAGCTGGAAGAAAATTCGAATCGTCGCCGTTCCATTTCTTTAAACGCCACGCGCCGAGAAAATTAAACGAAGTAAAATCCATTCGCGTTACGTGAGTTCTATTACTTCCCTGATTTTGCGCCTGTAGCACAACGGCGTTATTTTTAATTCCGGCCACGATTCCGATATGGCCAGTTTTTGAACCGCCGAACGCCGCCCAGTCGCCGATTTTAAGATTTTTAAAATTCGTAATAAGCTGAAATTCCGATCCAGCATTAATATTACGCGAAATATTCCAGCAGTCTAAAATACAACCTTTACCGCCAGCTTTTGTAATAAAACTACGGCCGACTTCGTTACGCCAGAAATAATCTGCGTAATCCCAGCACTGGAATTTATTTCCGTTTTTCGGATAATTGTCGGTGTCGAACTGTTTTCCGTTAGTACTATTAATAAATTCGGAAGGATTCGCCCATTTCATTTTTTATTCTCCTTCTTTAAAGTTTTTAACGCGTCGCGAAGATTTTTCGGAATCGGAACACCGGCCTTCGCCAGATTCTCGATAATCGATAAACCTTCGTTAGCTACGAAATAGTAAATAACTAGCGTTCGAATCGCGCCTGTTTCGCCTGTAGCGCGATCGACTAGAACAGCCAGCATTACGACGAGTAAGATAGCGACTTTCTTAATAATACCTTTAACACCGATTTTCGAAGATAATTCTTTAGTTACGTACGCTTTAATCATTCCTGACGCATAATCTAGTACGATAGCAATTAACAGGCACGTAAGAGCTACGTCAATACCACCGACTAAGTAAATAAATACTGTTATTATGACGCTGGAAATAGTGTTAATAATTTCCTTCATATCTTCAGTATAGCACAAGCACAAAAATCGCCGGTAAGGGTGGGCATCACCGGCGACACTTTAAAAATACAGAAAATAGCGCCGACTGTCAAGCCGACGCTTAAAATTAAATGGAAATAACTTCAGTAGTAATATCGCCATACTTACGGCATATATCAATAATAAACATAGAATCGTACATAGATACTTTACCGTAAACGGCCGTAAACTGGATCATATCCGTAACGTTAACGTCGTAATCTTTAACATCTTCCCAGAGTGATTTACTGTCGATTTTACCTTGAATAGTAACATTCACATATACCATAGAATTACCCCCTTTAAAGTTCGAAGCGGACGCTTATATTTTTATTATACACAAAAAAAAAAAATACCGGCTTACCGCAAGGCCTGCCGGTACTTTTGATTATATATTACTTACCAAGTTCGTCAAGCTCTTTACGAAGCTTCGACATAGATTCGTTAGCTTCTTTTTGAGCTTGATTAAGCTTATTAATAATATCTAGTTTCTTAGCGAGCTTCTCGATATGTTCGTCTTTAACGTCGCCGCGTAGACGATCGTTTAGAAGTTCTACTAGCAGTGAAATATCTTCGTTAGTAATCATATTAGAATGGAATATCTTCCGCCTTTACTTCGGAGTTAGCAGCTACGTCAGCTTTAATATCTTCGTCGTCGTAATCGATTTGATAAGTTTTCATAGCGCCGTTCTTAGTTTCGGTAAGGCCTTTAAACTCGATCCAGACGTGAGCGCCTGATGGTACAGTTTCGAACTTAGACTTAATATCCGCCTGACCTGTTACCTTGATAAGCTGGCCGTCTGTTTTCTCGATAATATATACGACCATATCGCCGAATTTAGTATTAAATTCTTCGCGATCGACGTAATAACCTTCGAGCTTATCACCTTCTTTAATTTCGCCTTTTTTATTCCAAGTATCCAAACCGGAATATTTAGAAGCTTTAGCTTCGGCTGTTTTTCTTGCCATAGTGCTTAATCCTTTCGCTGTTGGCTTATATTTGATTATTTATGGAGCAGAGCCGGAGTAGTTAACGATAAGCTCCGGATATATATTACTCCGTCGGCTGTACTAGGTGAAAATATAGGAGTTTATATTTATGGATAACATAATACAGCCGGCGCGATAATATATCGCTGCGCAGTTCGGGAGGTATATTTTAGGTTATATAATTAAGATTTTTGTTTAGGCCAAAGTTTTGATTCTGAAAAATGATTTTTACTAGACTGCGCGGTTACGAATTGTCGAAGGTGCTAGAAGCTTTTGCTTTATGATTTAATGATAATCCATTCTGTATTACTTCGCAAGTCTTGACTTTTACTTTTTTCGTGGTGTAATTTGCGTGCGCGTGGGCTTGACATTTTTTATTTTTGTGTTGGGGGAGTTGAC